CTGTTAAATGAACTTGCTCTTAAGAAATCATTTAGACCTGATATTATTTTTATTGACTACCTTAATATTTGTGCTTCCAGTAGGCATAAGGCAAATGGTTCTGCAAATTCTTATTCATATATCAAGTCAATTGCAGAAGAACTTCGTGGTTTGGCAGTCGAATTCAATGTTCCAATTGTTTCCGCTACCCAGACTACTCGTAGTGGTTATGGGAACTCTGATGTTGAACTTACTGATACTTCTGAGTCCTTTGGTCTCCCTGCTACTGCTGATCTTATGTTTGCCCTCATTTCTACTGAAGAGTTGGAGGGGCTAGGTCAAATTATGGTAAAACAACTGAAGAATCGCTATAATGACCCAACAGTTTTTAAGCGTTTTGTTGTTGGTATCGACCGTGCAAAGATGAGACTTTATGATGTGGAACAATCTGCACAAAAAGATATAGTTGACAGCGGACAAGAAGAGGAGTATAATTATGAAGAAAGCAAACCTAAAAAATCATTCGAAGGATTTAAGTTTTAAATATGGCAACTATCGAACCTAATAAGTATATTGAATTTGTTCGTCAAACCACTAGTCCAGCAAGTAGTGAATATCCAAAACTTGTTGAGCGTTTGAATGAACTGGAAGGACAGGGTGCTGATGTTTCTCGTCTAATGACTGCTGCATTTGGCATGAGTGCTGAATCTGGTGAATTTACTGAAGTCGTCAAAAAGATTTTCCTTCAAGGCAAACCTTATACTGAAGAGAACATCTTTCATATGAAGCGTGAACTTGGGGACTTGTGCTGGTATCTCGCACAAGCGTGTATGGCACTAGATATTACATTTGAGGAAGTTCTTGAAATGAACTATCAGAAACTGAGTGCTCGTTATCCAGAGGGAACGTTTGATGTATATCGCTCAGAAAACCGTGTTCAGGGCGATTTGTAATAAATATTTCAAAAAATATGTCTATTCTTGGAAAAAGAACGGGAAGACCAATAAGTAGAATTCAATTTAATTCAATTCTCAAAAAATTCATAGTTTTCTTAAAAAGAGAACTAAGTTTGACTATTGATATTCCTTATATACTCATTGATGATCCCGATTTTTCGAAGAAAAATAGAGCATTTGGTATGATGAATAGTGATGGCATTGTCTACATTAGTATTATTAATCGCCATCCATTAGACATCTTAAGAACCGTTGCTCATGAGGTTGTTCATTACAAACAATCTATTAAACGTGTTGCAATGAACCCAAATCCTGGCAGTCCTTCAGAAAATGAAGCAAATGCAAAAGCAGGAGAAATTATGAGAAAGTATGGAAAACTTCATCCAGAATTATTTGATCTAATATCCATTAGGTGATATAATTTTTTTTTTTATGTGACAGTTGATAAGGTGGTACAAGACCCCTGCCCAATCGGCACCTGATGCTCTATGATTGATTCATACCAAACGAAACCAATGACCAAAAATCTGCACCTTGAGCATCCTGAAGACAGCATCCTAACGGGAAACTTAGAAGTATTAGATTGGTTTGTGACCCCCGGTCATCTCAGTGTGAAGATTGATGGTGCTCCTGCGATTGTGTGGGGCACAAATCCTGCTACTGGAAAGTTTTTTGTTGGAACTAAATCAGTATTCAATAAGGTGAAAATCAAAATCAATCATTCGCATGAAGAGATTGATATGAATCATGAAGGTAGAGTCGCAGACATTCTTCATGTTTGCTTTGATTGGTTACCTCGCACGGAATGCATCTATCAGGGCGACCTTATTGGGTTTGGCGAACTTTCTGAATATACTCCCAACATTATCACTTACAAATTTCCCGAGGTAGTTACACAGAATATTATCATCGCACCTCACACTTGCTATTATGCAGAGAGTGATCTTCGGGATGCCGTGGCAATGCCTGATCGTGCAATCTGGTATGATACTGAGTCAGTCAAGTTTGTGAAACCTGAAGCATCCATTGTGTCTGGTGCCGAGCATTTTGAAGATCTGGAAGAGATTTGTGAATTTGCTAAATGTATTTCTGGCGCCGTACAGTTTGCCACTACCAAAGAATCTGCTCAACTGAAAAAGGAACTCAATGCTTGTATTCGTGAAGGTAGGGAGATCAATCCTGATGACTTTGAAAACAAGAATTTAGTCAATTTCTGGAAGTTGGTAAAGTCGATTAAAGAGGATGCTTTATACCTCTGCCGTAACAATGGACCTGAAGCATATATTGCTGATGATCAAATTGATGCCGAAGGTTATGTGATGACGAATGACTTTGGTATGTTTAAATTGGTTAACCGTGAGGTGTTCTCTCATGCCAATTTTACAATGCAAAAGAATTGGTAGTCATAAATATAAGTATATTTTATTGTTTATGAGCATTTTGATCCCGGAAAAATGGAATAGGAAATGAAAAGTTTTTCTAAATTTATAACCGAAGCAACCAGCAAGGCAGTTCAACAGGCAACTCGTATGGGTCTTGTTACTGATGGTCATGGTGGATGGTACAATAGAGGTACGGGAGAATTTACTGCCAAAACTGTTCGGGGTGAATTGAAGTTTTATAATAAGCGCCAAATAATTGGTGCAAAAGATCCTAACCAAACAGAACAGGAAAAAAATCTTTCTCAAACATCTTATGCACAATCTGCCCCTCAACAACAGGCGCAACAACCAGATCCTCAGCAACAAGTACCACAAGAAGCAGTTCCACAAGATCAAGTTCCAGTAGATCAGCAACAGGCGCAAGAACCACTTCCACAAGAACCATTTTCTCCACCACCAGTTGAAAAAACATTAGGAACTTTGACGATTGCTTTTGGTCGTTTTAATCCACCAACAGTAGGACATCTCCAACTGATGGATACTGCTGCAGCCTCTGCAGAACAGGATCAAAGTGATTATATTATTGTTCCTTCCAGAACTCAGGATGCAAAGAAAAATCCTTTGGATGCTGATACAAAAATTTATTATATGAGAAAAATGTTCCCTCAGCATAGTGAGAGAATTTACAATGATGTAAATATGAGAACTATCTTTGATGTTCTTAAGAAAGCACATAATGATGGATATTCGAGTGTAAGAATTGTTGGTGGATCTGATAGAGTTAAAGAATTTGATAAATTGGCAAATAATTACAATGGAAATCTTTATCAATTTGATAATATTGAAGTAATCTCTTCTGGGGATAGGGATCCTGATTCTGATGGAGTGGAAGGAGTTTCTGCATCAAGAATGAGACTTGCATCTGCAGAAGGTGATTTTAAAACTTTCCGTGCCGGATTACCTCCAGAAGTTTCAAGAAAAGATGCAATAGAACTTTTTGATGTCCTTCGTCAATCTATGGGAATTGAAGAAATTCAACAAGAGGGATATGATGTTTGGGAGATTGCTCCTAAATTTGATGCAAATTCTCTTCGTGAGAATTATATTTCAGAAAAGATTTTTCAAATTGGACAATTGGTTGAAAATTTAAATACAGGTCTTGTTGGACGTATTATTCGTAGAGGAACTAATTATTTAATTTGCGTTACTGAAAGTGGGATGATGTTTAAGTCCTGGATTAAGGATATGATGGAAACCAAGAAATATACTGAAGTTAGAATGGATAGTGAAATGAGACAACCAGGAAAACCAAATACTTTAGTTGGAACTCTTGGTGCATTTAAATATGCTTCTCAACAAACACCAGGTGCAATTGGAACTGGTGAGGAGAACTTACAACCAGGTGGAAATGCGTATGGAATTAATTTCATAAATAAGTATAGAAAAAAGTAAGTTTAGAAAATTCCATGGCTCAAATTATTGGTGGTGTTCATCGAGGTCATGCTGCGGGTGATACTAATATAGAAAAGGCAGCATCTCAACTTGTATCAGACACTAAGTATAAAGTTAAGCAGAAACTAGGTGACAATTTAGATAAAATAGCGCCTGCGGCTCTTATGAAGGCATATATGGAACAACTTTCCAAATCTCCTGCTGGCCCAGTTAGGGCTTTGGCACAAAAAAAACTCACTGGTGGTAGTATGAAGGAAAATTTCAATATTGATGCACTGGCATCAAGTTCTGTTGCAAATGCACTCTTTAAAGTTTTTGTTGAAGGTGTAGAAAAAGAAGAATATGTTCTTGGTGAAGAATATCTGGAAGAATTGATGAAAAGAAATGAAAAGGGAGAAGCTTTATATTCTGTTAAGGTTTATTATAAAAATGGAACCACATATGTTCGTTGGTCTGACCGTGAGGACATGGCTAGAATTCGTTCCAATCCAAATGTGAAATCAATAGAAATGGTTGATTATGCACCACCACAAGATCAGCAGAGATCTGGATCTTCCAAAAAAGATTATGATGGTGATGGTAAAGTTGAATCTGGTGCTAAAGAATATCGTGGATCAGTTCATAATGCAATCCAGCGTAAAAGAGGTGGAACTGCTGATGGCAAAGATACTTCAAGTGTAAAGGAAGATCTTGATTTCATTGAAGAAGATTTTATCCAAGAAAGAAAAAATTCTGATAAAAATAGAAAATTTGAAGTAATGCGTGGTAATAAGAATGATAAACGTATTAAACTTTTTCCTGAAACCAGTAAAGTCAATGTCTCAGAGGATTCATATTCCAAGTTTCTTAATATGATTCAAGAAAAAACTTTGACTGCTGCCGAAACTGCAAAGAAAGAGGAGATTGCAAAAGCATTAAAATCTAAATATGGAAAAACTCCCAAAACTTATGCTATTGCCACTTCAGTAGCAAAAAAAGTTGCAGAAGAAACTGCTTGTGATTCATCTGAACCACAAAGAGACAGAAGAGGTGATTATGCAAAAACCAATCTCATTAAAAATAAATTGAGATCCGCATTGGGTGTTAAGAATCCTATTGTAATGGTTTCTAATGAAGATGATGTTAAAGAAGATCTTCAAGCAACAGTTGAATATGGTCTTAAGAAAGGTGCTGATTTTATGAAAACAAATCCTGTTGCTAAAGCAGTTGGTGCAGTTATCCACCCTCTTGGTAAGGGTAAAGGAACTGTCACTGGTGCAGAACAGAAACAAAAAATTGAACGGAATGTAAAAAAAGAAGAAGTTGAAATGATTGATGAGAGAAGAAGGGAAGATAAAGGAACTCCAAGAAAACCCCATGATAAGGCATTTGAATTAGTTGCTAACTCTATGGGCGCCAATAGACTTGGTGTTCAATCTAGAGGTAAGAGGAAAGATCGTACAAGTCCTGTTCAAGCAGAACCTCCAGAAATTACACCTGCTCAGAAAGTAGCAAAAAATCGTGCTTCTAGAGAAAGGGGTAATGAGTTTATGAGAGACACTAGAGGAACTTGATTGATAAATAAGATAGGATCCTTCTTCACACGAGGTTATTATGTCACTCGCAGCACTCATCGCATAGGCACTTGCTAATCAGGTACTTATCGCAACTGTTCTTTTTGCAGTTTCAGAAGCACTTGGAGCAAATCCAAAAATCAAAGCAAACGGTTTTCTTTCACTCATTATCTTGCAAGTTCAAGGGCAACTAAAAGCAAAGGGTGGTAAAGATTTAACACCTTGAGTTTTTAACTCTAAATTATAAAGGAGACCAAAAGTAAAGGTCTCCTTTTTTTATAAATATTACTAGAAAAAGAATTATAGGTAAAGCACATGTCACTTTGGGGCATTTCAACAGCATCTGAAACCGCGGCAAATAATTACACTATTCCAAAATTCCAACTTGAGACTGATCGTAACACAAGTCCTTGGAATACTTTTGCAGATGTCCGTGGTTGGATTCAGAGAAGATATAAAACTAAAGTAAATTCAGGAATTTCTACTCGTTACTTTGACGAAGTTTTAGTTCCTGTTACTGGGATTAATAGTACTAATGTTGGTGGAACTCCTGGTATTGGAACTGCTGGACCAGTTGCAGTCTTCTTTGAAGATCCTAACCAAGCATCACCAATTTCTATTGGTGGTGGTGGAACTACTGGTATGTCTACAAACACTACTGGGTATGTTCATGTAGTATTCAATGAACTTGTATTTGCTGGTGCAGGAGCAACAGTTAAAATTCGCACTTTTGACGCAAATAATGCCAATCAATCGACAGCAATTACTGGGTATGCAGTATCAAACACTAGCACTCAGTATGCTTGGTCAGGATCTGCTGCTATTCATGGATCTCCAGATGTATATACAAACTTTAATGGGCAGATTACAAACAGAGTAGCATTTGCATTTACTTCACCAAGTGTTGGTCTTACTACAAACGTCAATTTCTTAACAACTGCAGTAAGTCAAGTTGGAGTTGGATCAACTACTATTTTTGTTGATTCTGTAACAGGTGTTGCAATTGGAAGTTCAATTCGTGTTGGTTCAGCACTGACGCAAGTTTCTGTTGTTTCTGTTGGCGATACTTTTGTAAGAATTGGAACAGCAAGTACTGTTCCTTATACACTTTCTGCAGGAGTCGCTGTTACATTTAGTACTCGTACAACTGCTACTAAATTGTTCATTGATATCCCAAGTGGATTTATTGGAGTGATTACTGATGGTTCAAATGGTGTTGGAGTAATCAGTTCGTTCACATCACAATTTGGAGATGTTATTCTTCGCAATATTGCTGGTGCGGGAACAACTTCTGGAGTTGGTATTGGAACAACTACTTTGACTGTTACTGGATGATATGAGATTTGATGAATTGAATGAAGATAACTATTTGTTATTTGCTATAAAATTCTACGATAATCCTCAGGCAGTCACCAAAGATGATTTTGAGGATGATCTAAAAAGAATAAAATATGTAAAACGGTTATTGAAGAGATATAAAAATACTGGGGTGCTTAAGACTCATTTGATTCTCAATCACCTCACTGTATTATTCAATGTCTTTGATGATGCTACAGTTCCTTTATTATTTTATAATTTAGAAAAAGAACTTTGGCCCTACATTAAAAGTTTTCTAGTTTTCTTAAATAGACTTCCAGAATATCCAAAAACTGAAATTAATACTATAGAAGAAGATTCTGAGTGCTCGTTACAATTACAATCGATCTAATGGAAAGCAAAATAAATAGAATTATCAATATCATTCGACAATTAAAAGAGGAAGGTGTAATAGCAAATTCTGTGGGAAATGGTGGATTAACAAATGCATCAACTCCTCCAGGAAGACTTGATGGTTATGATAAAGTGATGGGACTTACGAGAAGAACAGGAATAATTGGTAAAGGTAAGTTCCCCGGCGCTAGAACACGCTGGAAACCAAATCCACCACAACCATAATAAATCCCATGTACACTCCCCCTCAGGCTCAAACAATAGAGACAAAAGTAGCAATTCTTGAGGAAAAAATTCATACTACTGAGCAGTTGATGCAACGTATTGAGAGTGCGATTGAAAAAATAAGTGAAGTAAATGCAAATGTGACTAAAATGCTTGTAGTTCATGAAGAAAAAATCAATAATGGGGAAAAGATTGAAGATATAATTTTTACGAAGATTGATCAGTTAAAAGATAAAATGGATAAGGACCATACTGCGGTATTAGCAAAGTTACAAGGATTAGAAAAGAAAGTTTGGATAGGTATTGGAATAGTATTTTGTTTATCATTTGTAGTTAGAAACGCAGATTTCTTTGGAAAAATCTTGACACCAGCACAAGACAGTGGTAGGATAGAGAGACTGAAATAAGCACCCTTCATAATGGATTTGATTGATTCCAAGTATATTGGATTAGTATCATCGCGTCTTCAAAAATTCAAAAGGGTTAAGTCGGATCTCTATACATTCCGTTGCCCAATTTGTGGAGACTCTCAGAAGAACAAAAACAAGACAAGGGGATATATTTACCCGGTCAAGAATAATACAAACTTCAAGTGTCACAACTGTGGAGCAAGTTTATCGTTCAATAACTTTCTTAAACAGATAGACCCAACACTTCATAAACAATATACTCTTGAAAAGTTTAAGGAAGGTCATACTGGTAAGAACTTTGTAGTTGAAGAACCTAAGTTCAATTTTCAGAAACCTGACTTTTTCACGAAACGTGAAAATTCCAAAAACGTAAAAAAGTTGGATTTGCCCAAAGCATCCGAGAATTCGATTGCTAAACTATATCTTGAAAAGAGACTTCTAAATCCTGATAAGTTTTACTTTGCTAACAAATTCCAAGAATGGACTAATACTCAAAAACCCACATTTAGTAGGATTATAAGAGATGAAAGTCGCATAGTGATACCACTATACACTAGAGAAGGTGAACTATTTGGATTTCAAGGAAGAGCACTGGGTCCCAACAGTGTTAAATATATTACAGTGATTTTAGACGAGAGTATTCCCAAAGTTTATGGACTAGACGAGGTAAGTACTGATGAAACAATTTACGTCACAGAAGGACCATTTGATTCAACGTTTGTCAAAAATGCCATCGCAATGTGCGGATCGGATATTCTACTCGATAGTCTTAATTTGGGTGACGATATTGTGTATGTCCTTGATAATGAACCCCGCAATAAGGAAATCTGTAATAGGATCTCCAAACTCATCGACGGAGGTAAAAAGGTAGTTATCTGGCCAAAGGCAGTTCAGCAAAAGGATATCAATGATATGGTGCTCGCTGGACTTTCTGTTATGGATATGTTAAAATCAAATACATATAGAGCACTCGAAGCAAAAATCAAATTCAACGAATGGAAGAAAGTATGAGTAACGGAACAAGCGTAGTTAAGAGAAATGGATCTGTTGAGAGTCTGGATCTAAATAAACTTCACTTAATGGTAGAGGAGGCATGTAAAGACCTTGCTGGAGTGTCTGCATCACAAGTTGAGATGCAATCGGGTATTCAATTTTATGATGGAATTACAACCTCGGAAGTTCAAGAGATTTTGATTCGTTCTGCTTCAGATTTGATCGATCTTGAGCATCCTAATTATCAATTCGTTGCTGCTCGTTTGCTTTTATTTGCTCTTCGTAAGCAGTTATTTGGTCGTATGCACGAGTGCCCAACTGTTTTGGAACATACTCAAAAATGTGCAGAACTTGGTGTTTATGATGCAGAGATTCTTTCACTGTATAATGCTGAAGAGTTTGAAAAACTCCAGTCATTTATCGATCATGGTCGTGATTATCTTTTCACTTATGCAGGTCTTCGTCAGGTAGTTGATAAGTATCTCGTACAGGATCGTAGTAATGGGCAGATTTATGAAACTCCACAGTTCATGTATTTGTTGATTGCAGCAACTATCTTTTCTAAGTATCCAAAAGAAACCCGCCTAGACTATGTTAAGAGGTATTATGACGCAATCAGCAAGCACAAAATCAACATCCCAACGCCAATCATGGCAGGAGTGCGAACACCACTTAGGCAATATGCTTCTTGTGTTCTCGTTGATGTTGATGACACCCTCGATAGTATCGGTCACTCTGATTTGGCTATTTACAAATATGTTGCACAAAGAGCTGGTATCGGCATCAACGCAGGCAGAATCCGTGGCATCAACAGTAA